AGTCTTATTTGTTAATATGTCTTCATCTTTGGCTGTCATAAATCTAATTTCAATAGTCTCAACATTATGCAGTGGATGTTCAGGGGGGTAAAACTCACCGCCGGATGGTAATCTCACCAACTCTGATGGCGATGGGAAATCGAACGATTGCTTATTTGATATCATCTGTGCTTGTTCAACGTTGCTTTGTTGTGCTGCTGCCGCAACTGATGAACCGTCTTCAATTCCTGGCTTTTTCTTTGTACCAAGCACTCTATCTCTATTGTTTCTCATAAAACCTCTCTATTAGTATTTATTTTATTATTCAATTTAACGCGGCATTAAACTTTTGGCAAGTTTAGATTCTGTATCTCCTGCTTCTTTAGGATTTGCAGCCAAAACCTTTTTTACTATGCCTGGAGCTTCTTTGTTATATTCAAACATTATTTCTTTTCCGTCTTCTATTTCCCAAGTTGTAGCTCTGAAGGAAATATAGTCTATTGTCATTTTGATTTCTAATAACTGATCTGAGCTATAATCAAGTGTGCCAAAGTCCATTTCGGTTATGTGGGCACCAAGTAGCTCCCAAGTTTCAGCTACATATAATTCATTTCTGCTGGGACCTCCTTGTCTATAAGGAAGGTTTATTAATTGATAAATATAAACTGAACCAAGGATATCGATATGTTTGTTGAAGTTATAAACAGGTTCTGGATTTGTCTGAAATATATCTCCATATCCAGATCTTCTTAAGATTCTTAACAACTTTCTTGTTGCATTAGGATAAGTTGGATCTATCAACGTAATATTGATAGGATTCATAGTTACATCATTTTTATCTTTTAGTTTGAAAGGGGTGCCCCAAGCAACCTTGTCATTGATTGGGCTTGAGCCTGGGCCAAAAGATATTTTCGGTTTTGAAACAGATTTAGCATACCAGACTTGGCCGTGCGTATCTTCATCGTAAGCATCGGTCTGAAAACATTGTCCGGTTCTCTCATCGATCATAGCGAAGCCAGTGCCGCAGCTTGCACGACGCCCGCCGATCTGCAACAAGAAGAGATTTTGTTTTTTAGGATCGTAGAGATTTTCTGCGCTTCCAAACCAAAACGGTTTAAAAGAAAAAGCTGCTTTTGTGGTCATATAATAAATAGAAACGTTTTATAATTTCTATCAGGTAGTGCCACCAGGAGTAAACAATTTTGCATCCTCCTGACCATTGGCATAAGAAGTAAACTCAGCCCAATCGTATCTAAGCTTTAATGTTATTTCTGATAAGTCTTCCGAACCATAATCGAGGGTTGAAAAACTTATTTCTTTGGCCCAAGCGTGTTGCAATGTCCATTTGTGAATAGCGTTACCATCGTTATCGATTTGTTCAATCAAAACCGTTCCAAGGTTAACAGCAGCAGAAGACTTTGATACAGATTTGAATGCGTTATTTTGGGCAGTATTTCCTGGCATTACGAAACCAGAGTCCGAAATGGCTTTAAGGAAGTTCTTCGAAGCGTGTGGGGTCACTGGATCAACAAGAGTCATTTCTATTTCATTCCAAGTAACTTTACCTGGCCAATAAAAAGTGTGAATCAAAAATTCGTGTTTTCCACCATCACTAACTGTAATTGAAGGTTGTGAAACCTTTTTAGCATACCAAATTCCAGAACTGTCACCGGCTGTAAACTGCGAGGTTCCAGCAAACGAAACCCTAAATCTAAAGTTACGTTTTGGATCGGAAGTGGATGGATTTAGTTCTGTCCAGAAAGCCATTTATATTCTCCTATTAAGTTTGTTATATCATTAACTAGTCAGTTATTTTATATCAGTCATCAAAAGAAGCGCCAGATCTTGTGATTATGAAATCTAGTGCGATGTATTCGATTGATCTTGTTGGCTTGACATAAATTTTGGCATAGAGAGTATTTCTGTCAACCAAATCTGGGGTTGTGGTTGTTTCATCTAGAAGAACTTTGAAGTCATCAACACCAAACCTTACCTTAACATTTGTTAAGAACGCTTCGGCTCTGGCTGTAAAGTCATTCCAAGTTGCTTGAACGTTTTGTTCGAACAATATAGTTGAAGCAATTTGTGAAATACCTTTCTTCAAGTAGATCATTAGTCTGCGGACATTGATTCTTGATAGAGCAGAGTTTGCTGGGTTTTGTAGAGTCTTTTGTCCAAAGACTACGATACCCTCTGATGGGAAACTTGCTATAGGGTTGATACCTCTAGCGTACAAGTCATCTCTATCTTTGGAGCTTAGTTTGGTTTCGACAGCCGTTACTTGTAGTCCAGCCGCGCCGCCGGACAATCCACCGCGATTGAATCCTGCTGGAGCGAACCAAACATCATTCAATCTTTCAGTATTTGCCATAACGCCTAGAGCAACAACAGAAGGAGGAACGTTAACATAAGCATCAGCAACAGTATCGCGGATTGTAACCCAAGGATAGTAGCAAGAAGCATAAGTTGAGTTAAAGTTTCTATCGTCAACATTTGTTAAGAAGAGTGCCAAATTACCAGCTCTCTCTCTTAGAGTTTGTGCTTGTTCTTGCATTGGAATATACCCACCAGCAACATCGATAACTGCCATAGCATCGCCTCTGGATTCGCAAATAGAGACCATCTTGTCTGTTTTGGTTCTGCTTGTCAAACCAGGAACTGATAGAAGATTGAATTCTACTAATTCTGGATCTGAGAGAATATTTAAGGCTCTGTCATAAGTGAACAAAACATAGTTTGTTTCATCAGTGTCACCGCTTTGATCGGCAATCTTGTTTCTGAGTGGTTCTCTTTCGAAGATATTGAAACCGTCAAAACCGCCAAACATTGGGACGCTGAATCCTCTGACGCCAGCTTTCAAGATACTTTGATAACTTGCAGTCAATGGCAAGTATTGCCCTAGTGCAGCACCATCCCAGTTAGAAGCGGAAGCAATAGAGTTAAAAGCAACAAGATTTGGATTTGTGCTGACACTCTTTGCTGAACCGGAAAGCCAAACAAGATTCGAAACTCTTATGGATGGTGAAGTGGAGAAGTCGTAATTGGAACCAGTAACAACTGCCAATTCATCTAATGAGAAACCATAATCATATTCTATAGGACCATAGCTTGTAGCATCTGCATCCGAACCAAAATCGTCTGTCCAAGAGGAAACAATGCTACCAATAAATCTTGTGTAATCAATCAAGCCAGGATTTACTATTGGATTTGTACGAAGCTTTGAACTATCAAAGCCGAAATAAGCTGATTTAACAGCGGTACCGCCATCTGATCCGGTCGAACGTAGTGGTAATCCTGGGAATTTTAACCCGTATTTAAACGAAGCGCCTGTTGACGAAGAAACAATCTCACCTAGCGTTCCACTTAGATACCCTGCATATCCAAACACAGTGTTGCTCAAATTTGTTGAGGTTGCCAAACGTTCCGAACCACTGAGTCCTGTAACTGATTTAAGTTTTGGATAGCCGTGGAAACCGAATGGAAGAGTTGAAGCGGCAACTGTTGCTCTTTCAACTTTTTCTGAAGCAACGACTCTTACTAATCTAGACTTATTGGGTCTTGATCCGTAAGTCCTCATTTGATTAGATAATTCATCGTATTCAACGTACTGATCGCCAATTCTATTAGAAATGTAATCTACCGATAATGGGTTTAGATTAACATTTGCAAATCTTTCTAGTACTACAGGCTTAGCGTCTGTATCTGATGCTTGTCTTATAACAACATCAAAACTTCCATATTGATTATTAAGATTTGTTGGGTATCTTATATTTTCGATAGAAACTTTGATGTTAGTGTTAGCCCATTCACCTTGGCCGTTCAAAGATACAAACTTGAATAACTTATCCATATTTGCTGGATTGTAGTTTATAGCAAGTCCAGTATTCTGTGCGATAATCCAAGGGGTTTGTGCATCCCTGTACTGAGAAGTATGGGCTGCTTTATCCTTACTTGCATTTGCTAGCGGTACGACAGCAAATCCGAATGAAGTATAAGTTGCATTATCAAGGAATGATTCAACAATCTCTTTTTCAAAAGTTTCACCAACAAAATATTTGATATTTGTTGACTCGACAGACGCAACACCATCGATAGTAGCTTGTACTAATAAAGGATTGCTGTTCAAAACTGTTCTTATAAATCTTGGG